ATGCCAAAAAAACAAATCGATATTACGGATAAAATTATAGGTATTTATGTTGAGAAATACTATGGAGAAAAATTGTGTGATATCCAGGGAAGGTATCATGTAAAGTGTCATTCTGCTATTTATTTTTATTGTTCTGTTGTAGAAGACCGGTTGAGATTTAATAAAGAGCTGAGAGAAAAGATAGAAATTAAGAAAAATGAATACAAATCAAAGATTAGAATTAATAGAGAAAGAAGGGAAAATAGCTTCCGTTCTTAAAGATGAACTTATGGGGATACAAAACAATGCTATTGCAGAAGGCTATTGGCTAACCTACCTGTATTGTGATGATATCTTTGTGTATATGTTATTCTCTAAATTCACCTTACCAACTGCCTAAACTCATGAGATGGCTTACAAGAAAAAAGAAATCTTTGAAAAGGCTAAGGAAGTTATTCCCCAATACAAACTTTTCTTCATTGAAGATATTGTTTCTTTTCTGCCTTGTGATAAAACTACATTTTATCGATTTTTTCCCCCAGAATGCAACGAATACAACGAGCTAAAAGAATTACTCGAGAAAAACAGAGTTGAACTAAAAGTATCTATGCGATCAAAATGGTATACATCGAATGCTCCGGTCTTACAGATGGCATTAATGAAACTTATTGCCACCCCCGAAGAACTTCAAAAACTAAGTCAGACGTATATTGATCATTCTAATAAAGGGGGAAAATTCAATGATGGAAAATTAATTATAGCGGGCAAAAAGTTCGCAAGCCAACATGAAAACCGGCAAACCGATGAGTCTCCAAATTGAAATTAATGAAAGTGCGTATTCAAAGAATTTTGAAAATCTGTTGCTTTCTCAAGATAGGTATATCGTTGCCTTTGGAGGTAGAGGAAGTGGAAAAACAGATACTTTTTATCTCAAATATCTTTTGGAATTATTCCAGCCTTATGAGTTTAAATTGGCCTATATCAACAAAGAAAAAACGAATATTAGAGATCAGCAATATGCCGGATTTAAAAGAGTAGCACAAAGAACAGGCTTATACGAGTATCTTCATTTTTCAGAAGGGACCTATAAAATAGTAAATCCTGAAAACGGGAACGCCTTAGTCCCCAAAGGAATGGATGATCCGGAAAAAACAAAAGGGCTTGATGGGATCACAACCATTTGGTGGGATGAGATCAACAAAGGAACCAAAGAAGATTTTACCGCATTAAATAAACTGTTGAGAAGTCCTCAGGCTGAGTACCTTCAATTTGCCTTATCTTTTAACCCGGTAAGTGAAAATCATTGGCTAAGAGCCCTATTCTTTGAGGAAAAGAATGGATATGAGCTTAATGAAAGATTTAGGGGTAAAGGCTATCTGCATCATTCAACCTATCAGGATAATGAGTTTATTAATCAAAAAGAATATCTTGAAACCTTACTTGCTGACAATTATGATCAAAGCAGTATTGACTGTGATGTTTACGGAATATGGGGAAATCCTAAGAAGGGTAATTTATTCATCAATACTTTCAAAAAAGAAAAGCATGTTCCTCCCGTCCCCTATTTATTTGACAGAAGCCTGTACACCTATATTTCTGTTGATTTTAATGTTAATCCTATGACCGCTCTTGTATTACAGACGGATCTTCATTTACGGAAAATAAGAATCATTAATGAGTTTAGGGATTTTGATAGCGATATTTATAAACTCTGTGACTGGATCGATAGAAATTATAATACAAGAGATCTTTTCATCACAGGTGATAGCAGTGGAAATAACCGGCATTCTTATTCTAAAGGGAGCTTAAGTGGATATCAGATTATACAAAACCAATTGAAACTCAACTTTACTCAAATCAAAGCCATGAAAGGAAAACCTGCCGGATATGTTCAGTCAAAAAGATTAATCGGAAATGCTTTTTTTGCAAGACATCCCGATATGAGTATCAGTAATGCTCCATTTTTAGTGGAAGATCTGGAATCAGTTTCAGTAAGACCTTCCGGAGACATGGACAAGACTTCCGATCCTTCCCAATCTCACCTGCTTGATTGCTTACTCGATGGGCTTTATAGCATTACAAGAGGAAATATTAAAAACATACCAAATTAAAATATCATGTATAAAGTATACAAAAAAACACCTCAGGAAGTTTGGGTAATGAATGAAACCTCCAAAGAACTAACCAGGCTTAAACATATTAAAAGCCATTCGGAATTAGGGGACTTTTATGTATTTAACAGTGTTCTATCGATGCCCTATCAGAGAAAGGTCATGTTTGATCTTATCCAACAGTTTAATACCCTGGGAATAGACAAAGAAGAGCTCATTAAAGAAAATAATGAGATTCTTACTTTACTTGAATCAAGAGAACAGGGGTTTGAAATGAAGATCTACAGTAAAATTACAGAGATCAACAAAACCGCCAAATCCTTGTGGGACTATCAAAGATCCTCCATGCTTATTGCGGCACTTCTTGTAGTGCATGAGGATGATCTTGATCTCATCGGGATTTTTGATCAGCAGCAGGCCGAAAAAAGAATTAATGAATGGTCTAAAGATTCTGAGCTGCTTGCTTTTTTTTTGAACATAGCACAAATGAAGTGCAACAATCTAATAAACAAATTAGAAGTGAGTTTACCCAACTTTTTGGAAACGGAATTCCCCTCGATGCAGCCCCAAGTACTATCCAAAGAAGAAAAATGGTTCTTAAGGGTCATAAGCAAAATAAAGAACTTATTGAATTGATTGCCGGAGGAGATATTGAGAAGACCCACTATATACAATCATTATCCGTAGTAGAAGTATACCGGCTTATGAATGATTTTTTGTCAAAATCCAAAAAGACATAAACGATACATTTGTCTTATGGATCCAAGTGCTATTTTCACCGTTGAATTTGACAAAGAGAAGTTTGTAAATAATGTTTCTGATGCGATTAAATCAAGCGAAAAGTTCGAGGAGAAAATGGAATCTTTATCTAAAAGTGCCGATCAAATTAATTTCTCCAGACCCATATCTCAACTTAACAAATTTAAAGAAGAGCTTACCTCTGCCTTTAAAGCTCAAAACTCACAATTGGGTCTTTCCAGGGATCAGATCAATCAATCGGTCGATAATATTATAAAGTCGGAATCAAAAATAAAAGAATTTCTGAGCGCCTTCAAGAAAGATTTACAATCGGCAACAGATCCTCAGGAGTTTAAAACGTTGAGAGAGGCAGTCACTCTTACTGAAAATGCTCTTGCTGAATTAACGGGAGAAGAACTCAAAAACGAAACGGCCACCAAATCGGCAAAAGCGAGATTGAGAGAAATGAAACAGGAACTCATAGAGCTTGAAGATGCAGGTCTTGATGATACCCAAATGTTTCGGCAGCTCACGATAGAAAGTGCTCGGCTAACAGATCAAATGGGTGACCAGGCAGAACAAATCAGGGTCTTATCTTCTGATACTTTTGGTCTGGATGCAGGGGTTGACCTGCTTACGCAATTGGCTGCAGGCTGGCAGCTAACAGAAGGAGCAATGCAACTATTTGGACTTTCTACTGAAGAAACAGAGGAGCAGATGCAAAAATTGGTGGCCATTCAATCCGTAATGAATGGACTTCAGGAAATTCACGCTTTTTTAACAGGACAAAGTGCCGCGAAATTAGCCCTACTCAACGGTTGGAATAAAGCAGTGGCCCTGAGTACAGCGTTAGTGGCCACTGTTACCGGGGAAGCAACGCTGGCTACAAGAGCCTTTTCCACCGCTTTGGCAGCAACCGGTATAGGAGCCGTAGTGGTAGCCCTGGGATTATTAATTGCCAATTGGGAAGAAATTACCACTGCTATTACAGGAGCCACTGCTGCTACGGATGCGATTGAAAAAGCTCAAAAAAGTGCCACAGATACTTTGGCATCGGCCAATAAAGAAATTGAACTTCAAAAAGGTTTATTTGAAGCGGCCAGAAAAGGGGTTATCAGTAAAAAACAGGCCTTAGATGATTATAACAAAACATTTGGGGATGTGCTGGGAACTGCTAAAAGCTATAATGAAGCCGAAAGGATTTTCAGAGATAAGACAGGCGCCTATTTAGCAGCTCTAAAAACAAGAACGATTGCAGAAGCCTTATTTCAGGAATCAGCAAAAAAAAGAGCCGAAGCCTCTACTCTCCAATTAAATGGATTGGATAAATTCCGGTCCAGGTTTTTTCAGCTTACCGATTCGGAACAAAAAAAATACCAACAAATCCTGAAAACACAAGGCAAAGATGCCGCTGATAAATACTACGAAGGAGTTAACGAGGCCTATGTTTTGGCTCAGAAAAAGAAACCCCTTATCGGAGATGCCAATGACATTGAAAAAGAAGCCACTCAATTTCTTATGGAATCCCTTAGAATTGAAAAAGAAAATCAACTCCAGTTAAATGCCGAAAAAGAGAAGACTAAAAAAGAAAAAAATAAATCGCAAGTTGAAAATATCTATGAAGAATTACAACGAGGTTTTCAAAGTGATCTTGAAAAATTAAATACAGCCGATTTGAATGGCCTCTCTGCTATCAATGCCAAAGCTGAAGAAAATTACAAAGAAAGAATTCGTAAAATAAATGAGGCTCTACAAGATGGTAAGCTCACCAGGCTTCAGGCTGAGGCCCTAAGAAGTACCGTTGTGGGGATCAAAAAAACAGAAATCCAACAGGAAGTTAAAAAATTTCAAGAAGAAAGAGCTAAGGCACTGGAAGAAGCTGATAAGCAGCAACAATCCCTACAAGATGAATTGAGCCAAAACAGAATAGATACTATCCGGAATGAATATGAGCGTGAAATTGAAACCATCAAACTCCAGGAAATACTAAGGCTCCAGTCCATTGAAAATGCCAGAAAAGAAGGAATAGAGAAGATTAATGATCTTGTAAAAGAGGAATATATTAACCAGGAGCAGGCTCAAAAAAGGAGTAAGAATTTACAGCAGGTGTATGACCTGCAAATCGTTGAATTGAAATTAGCCACCAATAAAAAACTTCAGGATGTCAATCTTAGAAGACTGGAGAGTGAACGCGATTTATATGATAAACATCTGGAAACATTACAGTCTTTTTTAACCAGTCAGCAAACCCTGGAGATAAAAGCCATTACAGAGAGATTCAATGCAGGTTTAATTAATGAAGAAAAGTTAAACTCCCAGATCAGCAAAATCCAAAAAAAGTATAGGGAGCAGGAAAAACAAAACAGGATTCGTCAGATTAACGATACTATAGAAGCTTTACAAATAGAGATTCAGGCCACAGAGGATGCTAAAGAGAAAGAAACCAAATTAAAACAAATCTATGACCTTCAAGCCGAGCGAAATACGTTAGAAACCAACCAAAGAAAAACCCCTTCCTTTTTAGAACAAATATTTGGCAATGATGAGCAGGCCAAGAAAAAGGCTGAAGCAGTACAAAATCTTGTAAAAACTACGATCCAGAGCTCTATTGATCTGTTAAAAGAACAGTCCCAGTTAGAAGTAGAAGCCTACGATCGTGCGATATCACTACAACAGGGAAGGGTCGATGAAGCCCGAAAAATTGCAGATGCCGGAAATGCTGAATATCTTAAGCAGGAAACTGACCGATTAAATGAACTGGAAGCCAGACGTGAAGGGGCTGCAAGAAGACAGCTGGAAATTGATCAGGCGGTTCAGGCTTCCCAGATACTCGTAGCCGTTGCCGGGGCTGCTGCTCAGATCGCACAAGGAGGAACAGTGGCTGTTATTACAGGAATTGCCTCTATCATAGCGGCTCTGGGAACAGGAATTACCCTGGTGAATCAAATGAAATCCAATGCGCCTGAGTTTTATCAGGGAACTGAATATGTTGAAAGAGGAGCTCACCCGGAAGGTAGAGACACTATTCCAGCTATGCTCAATATTGGAGAACGGATTGTTCCCACCTATATCAACAAACAATTAAAAGGAATTAAAAATAAAGATTTACCCAAACTCCTCACCGGTGAATTGTTTTACAACCCTATGATCCAAATGGGTGAAAAGAATCTATCAAAAGAAGATAATACTTCCGGACTGGAAGAAAGACTAAAAAATTTGGAAAGTATACAATCTGAACAATTGGAATATTTAAAAACATTAGGAATAAACATTGTCATGGATAGTGAGGGCTTTGCAGCTTCTTTAGAGACCGTTTCACTCAAAAAGAAAAAAATGTTTAATGCATAAGTACGCCCAATGAAAATGGGTTTACGAATCCGGCCCAACATTGTTTATTTTCCCTAAGATACTACCACCATGCTTACTATTGAAATCAGAAAACACCAACATGTAGATCAGAACGGTAATAACGTGCTGATCGATTGCACAAATGCTATTGCAACCTATATTTCGGGAACAATACCCGATAACGACTGGATTGATATAACCCAGGATTGTGAAAATTTAGATACCCTGGAATTTTCAGAAAAACAACCCGATAAGCAAAATAAACAAAGGGAAAAAGGAGCCACCAGCCAGATTGTAATTGGTTTTGATGCCTATCATCTTATTATGGATTGGCTTATGTCTACCCCTTGTAGTTTTCTAAATTATTTTGATGTCAGGATCACAGATACGGAGTTAAACTATCAGTACAAGCCTTATGAACTCAAGCCGGACAATATAGAAATGTGCCAGGATGAGGGTTGTCAATTAACTTTACCCCTGAGGGAATCAGATCATTTAAAAAGTGTTGTTGATAAATTATCCATTCATGATAACTGGCAGGGTTGGTTTGGGGGTGGAGCAAAAGATTTTCCCTGCATTCAGGTTTTCAAACATTTGAATGCGATGACTAAAGCGTTTACCATTGGGGCATGGGCAGTGGTAGATGCCATCAAAGCATTTTCAATCATAGGCCTCTTTATTGATATATCCACTCTTTATAAAAAGGCTTACGGATTCGGAAATTTTCTTCCATCACCCTATATCAGAGATATTCTTGAAAATTGTATGTCAAAGATCGGATATACCATTAATACCCCATTTGATGTGGGTAAATTTGCAGAAAATGACGTTTTTGTCTATTCCAATGGATATTATCATACCAACTATGATGATGAGCCTTTAAGTCCCAGTCAAAAATTTATATTTGAAAACAGATTGGTATGGCAGCTATCAGATTTTCTGGAAGCCATTTGTGACTTGTATTGCTCTATATGGGTGATTTCAGGAACTACTTTATACATTATTCCTCAGAAAGATAATGATAATACTGAACCTGTTTTGGAAATAGCAGAACAGGATGTGGTCAGTGATTGTAAAACATTCTCCTTTGAAAAAGGAAAAGCAGGAGGTAATTATGAGTATAGTAAAGATAGTGCTGATACCGCAAGTGGGGATACCATCAACGAGTATAATGATGTAGTAGACTTTGATGGGGTAACCAATAACGCCATGCTGGAGGGATTATTTGATAAAAAATTCAGATTTTCAAGTTCAAGTTTTTGGGGTGATTCTTTTGGAGATGATATGCAGGAAGAAATAGAAAATTTTTCTATTATAGTAGCCGTTCTAATCGCTATCGTACTATCCTGTGTAGCTTTATCTTTTGTTACTGGTACAGCAGGAGCAAATGTGGCAGCAGGAGGTTTTATTGCTTCTGCAGCGATTGTCATCGCAGCCACTGTAGCGATCACCGGGGCAGCAATTGCATTTATCAATGGGCTTGGAAGTAGCACGAAATATGGTTACAGCAATGCTCATTTCAAAGGATCATTAAAGGTGGTGGGGACCGGAAGTATATTTACACCACGAATCATACGCATGAATCCCGGTAGTGACAACAGAAATAAAAAACCGGTGATCATCAGTAGTGATTCAATACAGATTAATCCCTATTATAATACATTCGGGATCTCATGGCGTAATCAATGGACAGGCTATGGTTACGGAGATTTTAATGAGGCCTTTAACTATCCTTTATTCTTTGACTCCCTGTATTTTGGAACACTGTATGATACGCTACATGAAAAAGCAGACAATGCCTTGTTTCTTTCTCAAAGCAATGAGTCAAGAAAGCTGGTCATTCCTTTATGTGGAGACTATCTATCAAAAACAGGCGTGAATAATGATCAGGACTCCATTATTGGAAAAATTATTCTTTACAAAAACACCCGATATAAAGTGATTGATTTTCAGATCAAATATACAGACTTAAGTATCACTTTCAATTTGAAAAAACAAAATGAGATTATATAGTTCAATAAACAGTTTTTGTGATTCCTATGCGATTCCAATTAGTGAAAGTACTATTGGATATTTGCAGTTTTTTAGTGAATTGGTTATCCCGAATTCTACGGATGTGGTCACATTAAAATGCTATGTTGTAGATGCTATTGCCATAAATGAAGTTTTGGCAACGCCACTCAATAGTATTGTTCAATACCTGGGAGATGATACTTTTAGGATGCTTATTCAGGGATTTCATGATATCCCTGAATCATTCAGATTCCGATTCAAAATAGTCATTACTACCGAATCAAACTCAGCGATAGTATATTCCGATTTGTTCTCGTTTGAGAAATGCGGTGTCAGTTATCCGATCATTCCCTGTTTGGCAGAGGGGCAACAATATTCAGGATCCGGCGCTTTTCTAGGAGAAATCACCGGAAGTATTGTGTATCAAAGCTGGCATACCCATGACCCTAAAAAATATACCCCTGTCGTCTTTTTACGAAATGTTTCATTTAATAAAAAAACAAGTACGATTGAATATAAAAAACTTAATAATAAACCCTTAAAAAGCACATTAAAAAAGAATTTCAATTTAATTTGCGAACCTGTTTCTGGTATTTACAGTGAGTATGTCATGGATATTTTTGGTTTTGGAAAAATCAACCTTTTAGCAAAAACCTATGCTTTTGATACCTATTCAGATGAAATACTTGATGAGAAAGACTGCCATTCACTTTATAAAATTTCAGCTACTGCCTATCAGGAAACTCAGTTGAGACTTCAATGTTCTAACCAATGTGTGGTTTTGGATCCCATCACCTGTGAGGATTTGGTAGGTCCTGATGAAAATGTCATTGTGCAGGTAAGTCCTGATGATTTTGTTATCGGACATACCCTGGATATTACCCAACAAATTTTAAACAGCACCGGATTTGATATTTCTGAACTGGATTTTTTAAACGGGATCCGAAATGATTGCTGGATTATCGTGTATGATACAAGTCATATTATGCTCAGATATGATCCTGTTAATCCTAATGGAAGTTGTGAAGAATTAGCCTTTAATTATAGTATTTGTGATGTTATGATCTCTGTTATTATTAAGATTATGACTCAGGAATTACCATGTATAGCTTCTACCTTAACTTCTATAACATACTCAGGCATCGATCCGATGGGTTATACTATCATAGGGGAGTTCAATACAGAGGTTAGATTACAGTATTCTGCTGATCATGTAAGTTGGATAGATGCGGGTGTATTCCCTATAGGAATGGAAATATTTACCAATAGCTTACCTGTAGATTCTCAGCTGTTTGTAAGAGTGATTTCGACATGTGAAGAAGGATTGATTTCCAATGTTATTGAGTACCAAAGTTTTATTATAGACTACAGGTCTGATTTTGTTTCAACTATCTATAAAGCTGACTCCGGAAGTCATTATGTAGGGCAATTAAAATTCAATAATTTACAGATTCACACCGTTGATTTGTCTGATATTGTGAAGGTAGAAGTTAGGTGTAGATTTAGAGCAATAGGGGAAAATATATGGTTTGATCAAACAGAAACATACGATATTCCTATCCCTTCCCCTTCTCTATCTTTATCCCATCAATTTATCTATGGATTCAAAGATCCTTCAAAATATATTGGGACAAGAGACTGGAATGGAGCTGATAACTTCTTCCATGAAATAAAAATATATACCTCATTGGGAAATTACATCGCATTCCCCCCAGCTACCACCAACCAAATATGGTATGGTGATTATCCTGATGCTATTACATAAAGTCTATATTTTGTCAAAATAAGAAAGTATTCAGCATTTACCTTTGTTAAAAAATAGAAGCATGTCTATACTAGATGAATTGTTAATTGCGTGCAGTACAGACTGCGCAACCGAGCAGCTACCCTCTATATCCGACCCCTGTAATCCTGAGGTCTGGTACGGAAGGGCAAACGAAATCTTATTTGTTCCATGTACTGAACAAATAGACGAGAGCTGGATTATGAATTTAGGCAATTGGCAAAGAGTATTTCATGATGTGGGCTTTATGGGTCGAAAAACCGGAAAAGGAATAGGTTCTTATACCCAGGTCAATGCTACTGCTATTGATACAGGGGCCAATTGCGGAATACCCACTCTTGTGGGGACTAAAACAACATGGGAACTGAGCTATAGAAAAGTCATTATTGACAGATCCACTCAACTTACTACCCATACTTTTGCCAACACATTACAAACGGGCGCTTTACATCAGTATAAATTATTTGTCCGATATTGTGATGCTGTGGATATGATTCTGCCTATTGGTAAGGCAGCCTTGAGTAAATTCAATAGTACATTACCTGAAGGAGTCGATGATTTTATGACCATAGAATATGGGTTTCAGTGGAAACAAACAGGGATTCCTACCCCCATTCTTGTACCTGGTTTAGGAGCCGTTTTACAATAAAAATAGCATGACCACCTATTCTAAAGAGAATATTTCCGAGCTTACTAAAAAAATAATAGGGAGTCGCGATGAAAACGCATTCCCTTTTAATTATTGGAATAAAAAGAAACTGGATCTTCAGGTACACACCCAGGGAAAGATGTATGAAAAAACACTGACGGTATTTAAAAATGAAGAACCTTCAGCTTCTCATTTTGTGATGGAAACCTATGAGCCTATCACCAAAAGTTCAATTTGGAAAGGCATTGATAATATTTCAAGGATCTTTAAAAATACAGGATTTGATATTACCACCGATGCAAAAACAAGTCGGTTTATTGCTCAAAGTGGCATTAAAGAAAAGATTATTGACAACTTTGTTAATGGATCTATGTCTAGTGATCCTAACATCTTTGCCGTTCCATATATGGGAGATCCGGGAGATTGGGAAATTAGATTTATAGAATCTCATCTTATTACCTCTATTGATAAAGAATCCATTTCTTTTATCGATGAAACCCACAGCACGTTTGAGATTGAATTAGCGTATTATCCCTTCCTAAGAAAAAACCATCAAAATACCTATAAAGCAGATTGTTTATTATCAAGCTATCCTAAGAAAATATTTTCTCAAAACCAGATCAGATACATCTATATTTCTCGTGAGCAGTATATTATCATAGACTATAAAGGAAAAGGGTTTACAGCAACATTTCATACGCTTGCTAAAGGGACTTATCCTTATATTGCTACAGGAGTCAATAAAGAATTCGGTTTTGTTTCGGAAAGCCCCGTAAGCCCATTTATTCCATTTGGAAATATCTCTTTATTGCAGCATAGAGCGGCAAGAAGTGTGGAAAACATTTTCGGATATCCGAGAATGAGCGAAATGGAACTCCCTTGTGATCATTGCCATCAGGGAAAAGAAAAATGTGAGATAACTGAGGAGTATCCTCTGGGGGAAAGGGAGTGTACCAAATGTCACGGAACGGGATCCTTATCACTCCAATCCATATTTAAAATTTATAAACGGAAACTCTCGGAAGACCCGGCATTAAATGCAGATATAGATCCTGTGAAATTTCATACACCCGATGTCGGGATTCTGGAATATATCAGCAAATCATGGAAAGATACCCTCAGACTTGGAGAGGATGCGATCTATGTTCAGCAGATTGTAGAAACAGGTAATGTACAGAGTGCCAAAAGCAGAGAAAAGCAACTGGAGCAAATGTACAGCTGGCTGGACAGATTGAGTAATTTCTTTTATAATTCTGCCTCCAGGATTATCAATAATGTATGTCTGCTCAATGGGTATGGGAATGTGAGTATTGAAAAGCCCATTTCATTTGCTATTATGAATGAGCTGGAAAGCTTTGAATATCTGAACATGATTGTTAATTCAAACAGCCCCATCTTCATTAAAACGGTGCATATAGAAAATTTCCTTAAGAAATACATCAGCAGTTCTAACCCTATTATACGGGTGGTGGAGCTGCTCAAAAAAGTAGATCTATTTTGCTTCTATTCGATGGATGATCTGCAAAAAATGAGCAATAGTGGTGTTATTGATGATAAACAGTGGAAAATACACGCATATGCTTTTCCCTTGCTTAATCAAATGTATGCTCTAAATCCTGAACTATTCTTACAGGATGATGATGAAATTATTAAGGAACTGGAGCTTAGGCTAGGTACTGTTATCATTTCTTCAAATGCTGTATTGCCATGATATTCGATGATACTCTTCTGCGTGAAAAAGAACTGATTGATGATAAAGAAGTCAAAAAGTTAGAAAACTCACTTGTGGCACTCCTTATAGAAAATATTTCTGAGAATATTACCATGGTCAATAGAAAACTGGAATTTTCAAATACCACCGATAGCATTGTCAAAAAATCCTTAAAAAAGTTTTACAACACCAAAGTATACCGGGAGTCATTGACTAAGTACCTGATAAAAATAGAAGATATTTCTCATTTGAAACTCGCTGCTTATCAAAAAAAAGGACTGTTTATAAACTCTTCAGAGATTAACCCACATCAAAAGCTGGCGATCGATGAGCATTTGAGCTATTTGAATGAAAATGGGCTTAATGCAAGGTTTAATCAAATGTTGCGAAGGATTATCTATTCCAATATATATGCAGGAAGATCACAAAACCAGCTGGAAGCGGAATTGAAAAACTTCATATCCAAAAAAGAAGCGTTAAGCAAATATATAAAGCAAACTGTCATGCAGGGAGCGGATGCATATACTTCCATTATTGATCAAAAAATCACAGATAAATACATGGACAACGTAACAGGATATACGATGGTGGGCTCACTCATTGAGTCTTCAAGCCCGCAATGCAGGTATTGTGGGGAAAAGTTAAAAAGAAATATTAAAAAAGAAGACTGGAAAGCCGTTAAGGAAATTGCTTCACAAAACGGCCTTATGGAAGGAACAGAATTTAAAAATCTTCCCACCCATAAGTTACATTATGGATGCAGGCATCAATTTACACCAATAATACAATGATTATGGATTGCTTACAAAATATCATACAATTTAAAAGCCTTTGCCCCTCTTCTTATAATGGCAGATATGTGGAGGATTTCGTACAGGTAAATAGCATACTGCTTTCCCATCTTGTTAACGAAAATGAACTGAGCGGAAAAGACTATGGAAACCTTATGATCGATGCAGCATGCCAAAGCGTATTATCTGACCTCTATACGAGTTACGGGAATATGGTGCTGGAAAATGTTGTTGAGAATCTTGTTTTTTCAGGGCATTTCAATACGCTTTCGATGGCAGGTGGCGGTTTTTCGTTAAGAGATATGTCAGGTTCTACCATGACTAAAATGGTTATTAAATCGTTAAAGATAAAACCGCTTTTCGATGGTCTTTTTACTGTTATACTCGATGACGGGAAAGAGCCCAAAAGCTTTGACTTTATCGCTCAGAATACCGTGGAAACTTCGTATGCACTAGATTATGAAACTTCGTCTAAAATACTAAAAGTGTATGTTACAGATCCATCAAAAGAATTTTCACAAATTACCGTTACGAAAAAAACATGTGGCAGCTGTTCAGGGGTAAAATATAATGTAGTATTACAGCCCCTTAAAAATAAGCTTCCCGGCAATATCTATTCTACCTTTATTCCTGACGCCTTTTTACTATGTGATTCTTCTGGTTTTATCTGTAAACTACTACAAAGTCCGGTTATAAAGCAGGCTATTATAAAAGCGGTAGCTATTCAGTGTGGGATCAGTGTATATGAAAGGCTTCTTTTATCTCCCAGGGTGAATGATTCAACGATGAATATTAATAAGCAGGCAGCAGAGTTGTATTTGAATACGCTGGTGGGTAAATATCAGGAATTTGTTTTCGGAACTAATTTTGCCTCAGGAATTTCCAAAGCGAATAATATTCCATTAACCGATCTTATTAAGAGAAATATCAAAACCTTCAAAGATATTTGTATCAGCTGTAATTCAAATTATCAAACAAGTACGGTTATTTTCTAAATGAATGCCATCACTCAAACCTTACTCAACATTAAAGAATTTGCAGAGGGTGAAAAACCTTTGGATTATATCCTCATTGCCGTGAACGAAGCAAAAGCTGAATTTCAGAACAGAATATTTAATTCTGAAGAAGGGGCAAAAGATGACAAAGCTAAGGGGTTGGGAAAATATACTAATGCCTATGCCCGATATAGGATAGCAAAAGGCAGACAGGCAAAAGTAATCGATCTTGAATTAACAGGTTCTCTGCGACGTGATATCAAAGTGATTAAAAACCAATCACAGGTAATGATTATCATCATTTCCGATGTAGAACTAGAGAAGCTTGAGCATCTGGAAAGGATGTATACAACAAAAATCTTCTCTCTCAATAAGCAGGAATATGAGAGGTATGCAGAAAAAGCGGCAGAACTTTTTATTGGAGAACTCATACATATATTTAATAATGAATAATACGATTAAAAGCAAAATTGGTTCATTATGGCTTGAATCACCATGTTACCATGAGGTTAGTCTTCAAAAAATAGGAGGAAGAGAAACAGCCTGCTCCTTTGATGGAAAAGATTATATTTCCCTAAATCCTAAAGACAGTGAATGCTCTTTTAGTTATTTCAGAAAATTAAGTGAAGAACCTTTATACATTGATACAGGAGCTTGTAACCTTCTCATGAGTAAAATAAAAGAAGCCTATCGGTTTGTTTATTTTTCTAAAGAAAAAAAAGAGGTGGAACTTCTCCTGTTATTATTTCAAAAGAAACTTTCTCAAGAATTCTCTCTTGTGATAAAAAGCATCAACAGGGATGAGAATAAATTGTTAAAATGGGAATGTGGAATAGTGGATCATGATATAAAACTTAAAAACTGGACCTATTTCTCAATTGACTTTCAACTCACCTATAAATACGATAACTGTTTAATATCTGATTGTCTATGAATTGTTATACCTGTTCGCTTAATCTTTGTACGATCTATCTGGATTGCGACAATAACGCCAGCATTGATTTGAATTTTCCCGCACCCGAAAACGGTGAATATATTTTGTATCTCAAATACCTGAATATTGTATTGTCTTTTTCTACCACTTTTCAGCAAGGAGAGAATCTTCTATTCAATCTCACAGATCTTAATGAACATTACGCATACTCTTTTCATATCATGATAAATGGAGAAAAACTTTTTGTCAATAATGACATGAAATCTTATGATAACTTTACTTTCAGGACAAGAAAAGAATGGAAAATATCCTGATCATATTATCGTGTATAGGTTTTTGCCGGGCTTTTTATTATGCCATTGGTGAGCCCATGTCTGCAATGAACGAAAACGCCATACTATACTGTTATACGGATTGTGTCAGTAGGCTTATTGCCAGGATTCATCATATCCCGCTTCCTGGTGACGGGACTATCGCGTATTATGTTGTTTTAGGATATGTCGAAAGGTATTACAAATTCTTAGGATTTTGTTATATCTGCTTTTCCTTTTGGGTTGGAATGATCTTTTGTGGGTTTTATTTCAATTCACTCCATGACAAAGCAGCCTACTTCGGCTTATTCATATTAATCAATTTTATTATAAGAAAATGGACAATTTAGAACGTTTTAAACCTGAAAACCTTACCCGGGAGGTAATTGATGAAATCAATGCAATGCCCTTAGAAGAGCTCATACAACTGGAAGATATTCCCGGTGTTTTTCTGATCAGAGACAAAGCTTCGACTCATAAACATTACACAGGGCAATCTACCTATAAAAATCTTGCAGTACTTCATAAGCTGGGGTTTAAAAAAAGATATGAAGTCGTTGGCACATATCCCAGCCCCATGAGATCGGTTACTTTACCTGAGGAAAATTTCACCAAAGAGGATTTTATTGCTCCTGAAAAGGAGATTCTAAATAAGGAAGGGGAAGATTCAGGGGAAACCCCCGGGGAACATGCTATAGAAGAAAGTGAAGAGCCGGTATCAGATATCTCAGATGCTGACAACACCAATACCGAAGAAAAAATAACAAAAGTTCAACTCGTTGAAAATAAAGCAAGAAAAACAAAATAAAAATGAGCGAATTATTATACACAAAATTAGGAATTGATCCTTCATCTCTTGAGGGGCTAACAGAGGAAAAGGCTGTAGAAATTGCCAGTACTATCGAAAGTGGAATACGATCAAAAATTCTTGAAAGTGAAGATTTTTATAAAACGCTTGATGAAAATAAGATTCCTTCTGAATATAAAAACAAATATCTTTCGGAAGGGACATCCAAAATTGCCGGAATTGCAAAAAAAACACTGGATAAAGAATTTGCTCTAACCCAGGAAGATAAAAGTAAATTTGGCGAAGAGGACCTTAAGAATATCGACAAATATATTGCTAAAGTAAAAGAGATTTATTCCAGCAAAGTCAATGCTGGAAATAATGAAGTGGGAAATCTTCAGAATGAAAACTTAACCCTGAAACAGTCTGTTGAAGAATATAAAGGTCAACTCGAAAACCTTACTACGGAATATGAATTAAGAACGGCACACAGATTAAAACAAAAAGACATAGAATCTCTGACCATGCTTGAAGTTATTAAATTAAGTGGTCAGATCATGGGGAATATCGGAGCTACCTTTAAACTGGTGTATCCGTCCCTTACTGAAAAGTATGCCATTGTAGAAGAAGGGGGAATTCCTACCATTAGAAAAAAAGATAATCCTGCTTTTAAAGTTGAATTTGATAATGCGGGAAAAAAAGAGCATTTATCATTGAATAGAGCACTTGAATTAGAATATAAGGCACTGGGACTTTGGAAGGAAGCAGAAGAAAAATCCAATCCCAAAACAATCACAATAAATACAGATTTTATGAACAAAACAATTCCTGAAAATATTCAGGATAGTATTAAAAAAGAAAGGGCGTTTTTAGAATCGTAATATTAAAAAAATAGTGTAAAGCTGTCCAAATTAAAACAGGCTCTTTTTAAAAATCCTAATTAAGTGTCTGTTTTTATTTATCTTTTATATAGGTTAGATATGTGAATAGCAATACAATCAAGGCATTTATTATAACAGCAACAATCTTTACAACATTCCATATAAATCTACAATTTTTTTAAAAATTCTTTGTATTTATAAGGTTTTCTTTTAAAAATAAACTTAGGAGCAGAATCTATTTCTATAATACCTTCAAATGATATTTTGTATGATTTAAGGGAAGGTGATGAACTTTGAACCGAATATACATAACCATCATCTACAAATTTCTTAATAGCCGGAGCCATCAAATCCTTTTCTTCCTTATTAAATCCTTTTATTTCATCTTTTGTAATTGAATATCCATTGTTGTCCTTGATATAATTCAAAAATCTATCTAGAAAATCTATTTTACTCATAATTATCAGTTTCTGGAAATTTACTGAAAAAAAGAAATTTATAATTAAAAAACACTATATCAAAAGTAAAAATAATCTCCTTTTATTTTGTCAAAATAGATCCTTTTATATCTGCTAATTTTGTTTTGGCAGCAGTGCCGTACAACTCTTTTACTCTGTGCGCAAACACGAAATTGCAATAATCCAAATAAGCTTTAACGAAAAATAATGATAAAATGGGTCAATTAACACCTTCTTCAGGTTTATGCATACCTACTACAGGAGAGCTGGTAGAATATTTCGGTAAAAACACTCCGGAAGGAAGAGAAAATGATGGGCTGGGATTTCTTCAATTTTTGAAATCTCAGGCTAATATGCAAGGTACCAAAAGATTATCTGACAGTATAAAGGGGGTGGCAGGGAAGAGACGAGGGGTAAAATTAATGTATACCTCTCCGATTTGCTATTCTATTTGTGCAAGCCCTTTCAATTGTCTGGAAATGAGAACACCTTATTCCGTTCCCTTAAACGTTGTGGACTATGAAATTGAAACAAGATATACCCCTTGTGATGGTACAGGTGAACCTATGGAGCTCACCCTCGATGCGGCTCAATACCAGCAGTATTGTGACCTTGATGACGCCTCTTTTTTTGGGGATCTTATTATGGGGTATGATATGAGATTTATGAAAGAACTCAATAAGGTTCTTGTGGAAATGCTCCTTACCAATATTACCAATACTCAGGTGAGTTATCCCATTGTTTCTTCAAATCAGATGACAGGACAAAGAGTGGTTAATAATGAGTTGCCGTTATGGCTTAAGGAACTTGTCGCTACCGCTAAGATGGAGTATTCAGAATATGTCATTTTTGGCGGACAGCTCGTGAATCTCATAGCAACGAAATTTGGACTAAGAACCTCTACTACGCAGGGGGAAGTCTATACCATTAATGATCTGCCTCCTTTATATTATGACAGAAACTTTGATACTGTTTTCGGAAAAAACTCTTTAGTCCTGCTTCCTAAAAAAGCATTTCAATTCGTAGACTGGACTCAATATGAAGGTTCAAAAGCATTCAAGGGTGAAAAAGAAATTTTCTTCACCAAAAATGTTCCGCTGGGCAATTCCTCATTTCAGATTATCGACTGGATATGGAAATGGGATCCTGAATGTTCAAAATACAAGTATATGCCTTCTCTGTACGCAGAACTGGTAAAAACCATTGGGGAAAATTGCGAGGATGCGGATCAGGATGGGATTTTCATTATCAAAGATTGTAGTACTACAGTAATTCCTGTATGTCCTTAATATAAATAAAAAAAGATGCCTAATCTTATTAGTCTCCATGTTGTGTATGATTCAGCCGGTCTTCTGACCGGACTGAATGATATTGACCTTGTGTGCTCAATTTCACCACCCGAAAATAAACAAATCTCTAGCGCAGTCTATGATATTTCAGTGAGCCCCCCCGTAAAGGTTTCTAATCCTATCAATGGAAATACTAAGATACTGGTCAAAATAGAAGACTGTGATGGTTCTTATTATTTAGTATCCGATTCTTATGGAAAAATATCCGATGCCATGGGAGCTGATTGTGAGTTTTGCGTGTCGCAACCTTTTGGAGAAGAGCCGGAAACGGATCCTATATTTTCAGCATCCCCTGCGCATGATATTACATCAGGTCATATCACGTTTTTAAATACGAAGGATTACAATAGTCTGAACAATCGGCCTGATCTTTCATTAAAAGCCGATTTGGTAGGAGGTAAAGTACCTGCATCTCAGCTTCCAAGTTATGTAGATGATGTTTTAGAATTTGCAGATTTGTCCTCTTTTCCTAATCCTGGAGAAGAAGGGAAAATATATGTTGCTTTAGATACTAATAGAATATACAGATGGAGTGGATCAGCGTATATCGAAGTATCACCAGATACGGATCATTTAACTCAAAGATCAGTAATTCAAAATGTAACCTATACTCAGGATTCCACTAATTATTATATCAAGGGGCAGGTGTTGCATTTGGCTAAAGATCAAACGGCAATCAACTTTGCTCCAGGAAATTTATCATTTTATTTAAACGGGACTTTACAAACCGGTACAGGGATTTTAATAGACAGAGAAGTGAGCCCTACACCTTTATTGTCTAATATGACTTCTTTAAGAGATATGAATGGTGATGTGGCAACAGTAGGATATGCATTCATCCCGTTTATTATTACTATTCCTAAATCAACCAATACTGCGGCTTTGTATTCTAATGGAAATGGTTATATATCATTTGTATTGAGCTATACAAGTTTTAATCCTGATAATCTGATCTCCACGCCTATGTATGTGATGAGGGCTGTTTTTACAGATTCAGTGCCCTATCTGCCATTAGCGGGAGGGAATATGACAGGGGCAATACATTTTCCTGCAACGTATTTAGTACCTGTATCTTTAACGAGAGATTTTGCAGGGGTTGCAGGTACTTCAGGATGGGCAAGAGATTTTACTCAAGTTATAGATAATACAGGAGCTATTGATTCTTTCGGGCATTATGGTAGCTACCATAATGGAGTGGTTGATATATTAGTTGGATATATGGGAGGTAAAACATATCTTACAAAAAATGCCTTAAAATGGGATTCTAACCAGGCTGTCATTATTGGATCTACAGGAATATCAGGAACTTCATTACCTACAGCTGGTTATGCGTTGGATATAGTAGGGAATGAATTGGTTAGGGGGAATGTTGATTTTACAGGAAATGTAAATACAACCAGTGGAGATCTATTACTTCAAAGATTAGGAGTAACTGCTTTAAGAGCCAATGCAGCAGACACTATACTATCAGGAAATGTTCCCACAGGTATTATTTATTTAAGACCCCAAGGAGATACAGCTTCAGCGGGACAAGTGATTATTAATCCCAATAACACCCAATTTGTAACTGCCTATAATCTGTTATTTGGAGCCCAAACAATTTCAGGAGCTTCTTTATTTCATACAGATATACCGGCAGATTCGGTAAGAGGATATGGATTATGGATGGGGCAAAACTTACAATTTAATGGAACAGATTTTATTCAACCCAGAGGAGATTTACCATCTTATGGTTTTACGGTAAATAATCATAAAAAGTTTTCTTTTAATAGAGGATCGAGTACGGGAGTGAGTGGAAATGTAGTTACGTTGACAGAGTTGGTGAGTATTAATGACACCGGTGTAATAACTACATTAAATACAGGAAATAGCACCCAGTGGAATAATAAACAGGATGCTTTAGTTAGTGGAACGAACTTAAAAACGGTAAATTCTAATTCGTTGTTGGGGAGTGGAAATATTAATATTCCAGTACCTCCTGTACAATTTGGAACTTCTTATACGAAAGAGTGGAATGGTTCTGTTACGACAGCGACTAATACCGCGGTTTTTAATATATCTTCTGCCTCTTTTTCTAGTATCTCTAATATCTCAGTAGCTACAGAGTTAATTGGAGCGAGTGTCAATAATGCTCCTATTGGAGTGATCACAGCAAGAAGTTTAACGAGTATCACTGTCTCTTTATATGAAAGCAAAAATACAGGGGTGTTAATTGGTGGTAATATTGAGGGGTTAGAAGATCATTCCGTAACGAATACTGTAGTGTATTTAACAGTGAAAGGAAATTAATGTTTAATAAATAATCAAAAAAATGCACCAAATACTAATTGAAAATTTTGGAGCTTTCATGGGTGCAATTTTAACGGGCATTGTAGGTTTTTTATTTGGAAAGAAAAAGTTGCAAGCTGAGGTTGCCGGAATGTCTGCAGATAATGAAGGTAAGGAAATTGAAAATGCTGACAAATTAGTGAAACTTTATAAAGAAGTTTTAGATGATTTGGGCAATCGATATGAAATAAAATTTAAAGAATTATCTTCTATCTACGACAGTAAAATAAAATTACTGGAGGATGAGATTAATTTGCACAAAAGAATTATCGCTCAATTAAAGGAAGAAAATATCATCTTGAAACAGAAAATAAAATTTGGGGGAGTTACACGTTAATGACGATGAATATTTATATGGATTTTCATAGATTTATAAGAAAATCATTATGAATAATCATGAAAAACAACAAAAAGAAGAGGAAAAACAAATTTTTGAATCCTTCCAAAAAGCTTATGATGACTTTCCAATTGGAAAATGTTGTCCATTTGAGGGGCCTGATTACTTAATATACACTGCAGAAAAAAAAATTGGTATAGAGATAACAGAAATAATTTTTAATAATAATCCCTCAAACAGAAAGACCACGAAAGAAACAGAGAGTTTGTATAATCGAATTGGAAATTTATTATGTGAAAAGCTTGACGAAATTTTAAATTTTAAATTTATTTTGAGCATTAATTTTAATAGTGATGATTTTACAAACAAACAAAAACCAAAAATTTCTAAAAAAACAATATCCAAAATCGTGGAAACAACAATTAATTATTTTAAAGAAATTAAATGGCCTGACGATTGTACAAACAAAGATTTTGATGATTGGAAAAGGCTTCCACCACAAATTAATAATATTAATATTTATAAGCAGTTTATAGAGGAAGAACCATCTTATTATGATGAGTCTACAGGTGGAGCGCTTCCATCCTTAACGTTAGAATATTTAAAAAGCACACTAGAAAATAAGGAAAAGTGTCTGAAAAAATATTCTCAGTGTGATGAATATTGGCTACTTCTTTTTGAAAGGGGCTCTTCTTTATCAACTAGTTTTAAAAGCATAGAAACATTTGAAGTTGCAACTACATTTGATAAAGTATTCATATATCGAAATTCTAAAGATAGAGTATTTAAACTGAAGTAATCTTCACGATATTGATAATAATATATCACGTAATTAAAGGAAGAAACATCATGTTGAAATAAAAAAATCAAAACCAGTGATTACTCCATAAAAACTAAATTTAGACATGATATTTATTTCAGCAGGACATCACAATACTGATCCAGGTGCAGTTTCAAATGGTTATATTGAAAGGGATCTGACAAAAGATGCTCGAAATGTAATTATTCAAAGTTTGGATCTGAAAAATGTAATTCAAGACAAAGATTTTGAAACTAATTTGCAGTATCAAAGAAGAATTAAACCGGGAAATGGATCCGTAGTTTTTGATATCCATTTTAATTCAGGACCTCCTACAGCTGGAGGAACTGAATGTTACGTAAATCAAAACGACTTTGCGGATAAAAACTCTTTATCCTATAAAATGGCTGATGAAATTTGCAGGACTACATCCAGAATATTAGGAATTCGAAATCGAGGGGTAAAATCTGAAAACCATAGCCAACATCCAAGAATTGGTATCCTTAATCTGGGATCTGGAGTTTCTGTTTTATGGGAGATATGTTTTATTTCCTCGGTAATAAACATGCAAAATTATCTTCAAAAAAAGAATGATTTATTGAAAGAGGTGGCTGCAGTTTTGAAGAAATATGAGATTAATTAA